CCACCATACCCACCATATCCGCCATATCCACCATAAGATGAAGCCAAATTCCCGTAGCCCCCCTCGATTCCCTGCTGTGGCGGCATAATCGCTTCAATAAGCGAGTCACCCATAGTTGGAGCGTAATTAGACCAATGATCTGGGTTTACCTGTCCAATATACGGGTATTTTGTTTTGAATAGACTCGCCTTTTTCGATTGTTCCTGGCTAGCTCTACGCACTCTGGCCGCATCTCCTCTACTGGGTTTGTTTGGTATTTTTTTGTACGGCTTCCTGCGCTCCCCGAATCCATAATCTGTATAGTAGCTGGGACTCTTCTGGGTATACCGGTCGAAATATCGGGTCAACCTGGTGCGCTCCGCCTGTTGCCTTTCTGCAGCTGATATCCCGCTCCTACTCCTGTATTGAACCTTCGTAAACTTCGGCTTATATGAAACCCGCCGCTTAGTTATCCCGGTTCGGGCCTTCATTGTTCTGGCCTTCGCCCTACTCTTCGCTCGCTGGTAATATATTGGCATTGCGACCTCCTGTCATCCCAATATTTGCCGACTCCATCAGCTGGTCCATTGCCCCTGGTGATAGCCGGTCAAGTTCTGTTTGTACTTCTGGTGGAATCTGGTCCACCGTTTCTACCAATACCCTGGCCAGTGCGTTTGTCATTGAATCTGCCAGCGGTTGGCTAAACCGTTTCTCGCGTTCCTCTTTCCACTTGGCAAACCGATTCCTTCCCCTCAAATAAGCATCCTCAATCTTGGCTATATCGCTCATACCATTGGCTCCATTGGTTGTTGGCCTGGCATCCGACCCGCCAAAGGTCCTTGTTGTTCTGGTATAGGCTGCTCTGGCATCGGTGGCCCTGGGGGTGCTGGTGCTGTTGGTCCTCCCTGTGCTGGGGGTGCCTGTTGTGCTGCTGCTGCCATCATCTGCTGAACTTTTGCCATAATCCTATCGTCCTGGGACATCATCATGGCATCTTCCTGCTCTTGTATCCTGGCCAGCTGATCCAAGAAGTATTGCCTGGCATCCAGGTTCGCTGCTGTCTCTTCCCAAATCTCTTCCTGCATCGCGCCTGGTTGTTTCACCCTCAAAATATTTTCCAGGACCCATGCGTTAGACACTTTCGGGTTATCTCCCTCCGTCAATTTGCCTGCAATGGTTGCGTTCTGTACGTCATCTTGTGGCAGCGATACATCCAGGGTTGCCTCCAGCTCAAAGTGCTTGGGGATATCCGCTACATCCATATCACCCAATATGTGCCGATAATCAACGCCCTTCGGTGGTTCTAGCTTCATCCACACCAGGGCTTTCTTGACCGCATCTGCTATTGCCCATCCCCCTTTCTTTTGTGGCATCAACAGTGGCAGCCTTCCCGCCTGGTGCAGTAGTGCTACAGTGCTGAACGGCGTACCTCTACCCATTGGTTCTCCCAACGTCTGGCTGAAGATTGTTGACTCCTGCACCTTCTGATCTGCCAAGTTTGCCATCTCCATTAATACCGGGTTCACCACGTTTCGTAAATCTGCTGGTATCAGATTACCGCCCTGTGGCACCTTCCACACTCCACCTCTCACAGAAAAATCAGGTACAGCATATTCTCCGCTTGATCCCTGATGACTGATCCAGTTGGGGTTAATGCCCATCTTAAACATATTGTCATAGCCCAACGTCAGCGCCAGGTTCTGCATATTGTTCAAACCGGATTTGGTTGTGGTATATCCCATTGGCTGCCGCTGATCTTCCGGATCTTCAAATAACATACTCCCCTCTCCCAGGTGTACTGTTATCGGGATAAAGGGTAGATCGTGAGATTCCATATACACGAAGTCCTGGCCAGATCCCACCCATACATACCGGTACTTCCAGTCCCATAGTTGTTTCAGGGTTACAGTCGCCCACCTATTCTCAGGATCGTCTAGATGATCCTTAGCGTCCTCCCCAAATTCATCAAGTACATCCCCAACAGTGGTAGAAATCTCCTGGTAATACGCTCTCAGTCCCAGCCTATCCAAATCTGGGTACCTGTTTCTGGGCTCCCACACCTCCAGTAAATACGGTGTCACCCTGGCAATTTCTTCCAGTCTGTAGATCGCTGCCTGGTTGGGCTCGGTCTTGTCCTTCCTGTTTGCGTGTTCCAGCAGGTCAGCAGTTCTTGTGATCCCAATATGCACCTCTCCAAATAAATTCAATGATAAGGCCACATCATAATTAATCGGGTTCATCGCAACTCGTGAAGCAGCTCTAAAGATCCGATCCGCAACGCCTTCCAGTTCATCTGCGATATCCATCACATCTGCCGAGTTCATGTTTTTCGGCACCGAGAAAGCTGCATCTGTAACACACAGTAACCTGTTTGCCCCTAGAATCCTGTTGCGTACATCCGGGGATTTAACGATTTTGATTCCATCCACCTTCTGTTTTATAATCGATTCCTCAGACCAATTCATCAGGTATTCATCCAGGTAATTGTCCTGGTCTGTCACCCTCTGGCTGTGCGCCCCTTTCAAGTTCTTTGTGTACTTGTCAATATAATCATATGTCTCGCTCATATTAATTCTCCGCTACAATCTACTGGATGCACGTATCATCTGCTCCATCGGTGACATTTCAACTTTCGTTTTCTTAGTGCTGTCCACCAGCGCCCTTACGTTTGTCAGTCCATATCTCAACGCATCATACGCATGGTCCTCTGCATCCGTGTCAACATCTTCTGTCACCTGGTCCTTCCGGGTGGCCAGCGGCAGCGCCGGTAATGTCTCTATCAGATTCTTGCAGGTGCTGAAGATTTGCAATCCTGGCAGCTGGTCTGGCAGCCTGCCTAATAACCGATCTACCTTGCGCTTACCTGATAGCCTGTCGTTATCCGCTTTCGATAACATCACCCCTTCCTCACCATATTCCTGTGCTGTGGAATACACCTCACCCCTCCGGTTCTGCCTGGCCCACATACTGGGATCCGCATACGTAATCGCAATATTCTCCATTGGTGGTGTCATCTCCACTATCATCCTGGCTTGCTGTCGGTCTGTCAGCTCTACCTGGTACAGTTCCCGGTAAACATAAATCCGCTCCGTGTCTGGGTCTTTCATCATCCACAAACACGCGAACGGTTTAGCATAACCCCAGTCAATCGCCCTCCACTTGACCCAGCTCTCTGGTATAGGCCGAGGATCAATGACATGGTATCGCTCATCCCATTGTGGGAAGGCCATGCCCTCGAACGCATCCCAGTCCCCATCACGCCAGGCTTTACCCAGTGGTCCCGTCAGGCTGAGCAAGTAATCAATGTACTCGGTGTCAAGAAATTTATTGTCCCTATAGGTGCCTGGTATAAACCTCACTAACCCACCCAGGAATAAGCTCTCTCTCTTCCTCCGGTACGGATCTACAAATGTTTTCTTGACCCACCGGTGCCCGATCCCTCCAGGGTTTGTGGATATGTAGAAACGTACCCGCCATTCTGGTCGGCTTGTCCTTAGCGATCCACGCAGTTTTGTGATTCTTTCCTCGCTGATCTGGGTAATCTCTTCGACGACAATCTCGTCATACTCAATACCCAGGTACTTGTCGATGTCACGTTCATTGTTGAACCCTCCAAGTAGGATTCTGGATCCATTCGGGAACGAGACGCGCCCTTTAGACGGGATAAAGTTATGATCGATGCCATAAAATACCCGATTCGTTAGGTCCTCCAGGCTTTCTGCAGCTGACCGTTGGATCTTCCGCAGGAATAAAGTTTTGAGTCCTTGCACACGTTGGCAATCATCCAGCCCCACCTGGGCTAATGCTGCATGTGATTTTCCAGGGCCACGAGCCCCACCAAACAGGATCCAAACAGGTCCATCGTGTTTGTCGCACTCTCTTGCAGCTGAATGAAATCTCAGCTGCTTTGGCTGAGCCACATATCCCGCAGACACAAACCGTTCAACCTGGTCCCGTGGGCAGCCGGCATCAATCGCCGTATCAATGTAGGTCAATGTCTGATTATTCGCTTTCAGCCGATTTGCTGTCACCGCCATAAACCTTGTCCAGTTGCTCTTCAAAACCCTCGATTGTCACGTTCACGCTTGGCGACACCTTTATCTTTTCGTGTACCTTCAGGATATCCACCAACGCCTTCTGTGGGTCAAGCCACTCGATCTCAATGTTGCTTGTTTGGATCTCTCCTAGACTCTTTGAAGAAACCTTATATTTTTTTATGAGTTCGGCGTGCTTTGTGGCTACGTCCGCCATGTTGTAACCATAATTCTGGCCCAACCACTCGAAGGCTTCAGCGTGCTCTGCCCTTGCGATCCGAGTCAACCGCGTCATTGCCTCATCAGCGTCCATCACCAGGTCGTTCATTCGGGATTCAATATACGCCAAAACCTTATCATTTTTAAACATTCTACTACCCTGAACGTGGGCAGATCTTGGTGAGTATCCAGCCTTTATCGCGGCCTTTGTTGCATTATGTTCTTTTAGCCAATATTCAGCGAACAACCTCCACTGTTTCCTCATATCTATCCTCCGGTAATGGGGGTACGGACAACCCATTTTCCAATAACATGAGTCGTAATTTTGTTATGTACTCCCACAGTCGGGTATTATTGCGGTACATTCGGGCGT